GTTGACAAGTCTTCAAGACTCATTCCCCACTCAATTACGCGAATATACATGATTGTCATAACCAGCATCATAAGACGCGGCATAATCTTCCAAGCCAGTAATTTTTCCATGTCAAACCTCTATGTTTAACTTCGTTCCCTGCGGCCTATCCGCATTAGTCTTGCGCCCAAACCTATCATAACTTTCTTGTAAGTCCAATCGTTGCTTTACAAGAGCCTCTAAATGGCTGTGGTTGGCCCTGTGTTCTTTTTCTACCCTCTGCTCTACCAGATGCGTTTCTATGCGCTCCCGCGTTCTGGTTTGCTCATGTATGTCAGAACCGACATTAAAGGGCATGTGCTGGCTTGCGCCCTGAATACCATCAGCCATTTTACCACCATCCTGCGCCTAAACCAGTCAGCCATGTGCCGCCGACTAAAATAGCCGCCAACATAGAAAACAGTAATATCAACAGAAGAGTTTCAAAGAATGCCGCCTTGCGCTCTTGCTGTCGATACAGAGTTTCCTCCCGCTCCTTTTTTATCTTACGCCGTAGCTCCACCATCTCGCGCCATGTGCCATAGCCAAAACGATTGTTCAGCATTTGCTGCAAGTCTTTTTCCTGCTCTGCCAGCTTCTTTTGATGAATAATAATCTGTAAGGCTTCTTGCTCTACTGATCCAGAAGCAAACAGTTTAGTGAAAATTGGCGGGTTCTTGCGTTGTTGCTCTGCCCTGCCAAGATCCGCAGCAAAACCATACCACTTGCCAAGCTGACCAGCCACATCTTCTAGTTCCCGGCCCGCGTAAACCATTTTACGAACAAGATTAAATGCCTGAGTAGCCCCCGCAATAGCTGTTACCGGATCTATCATACCTTCTCACCCACCTTGGCTACAGGAGGACACCGAAAGTCATACGGTATCCGTATTATTCTCGGGTAATGATAGTAAAAATACGAAACGTCTCTAGGACAACGATACACACACGCCTTGTACATGTCGCCGCCATGCATCCCCACCAGCACAGCGGTGAGAGCGCACAACACTAGAACTCTCCAACAAACCTCTGTGGTCGGGCTATCGGACTAAACCGCCTGTTCACCATACCGCCAGAAGAATATTTACTTTTACCCGCTTTGCTTAAAGCAATAGCAACCGCTTGATTTTGCGGTTTTCCAGCAGCCATTTCTGTCTTGATGTTCTGGCTGATAACACCTTTTGATTTGCCTTCTTTAAGAGGCATCAGGTCCTCCGTAACATAGCTTCTCGCTGCACATCGATGCGCTCTTGGTTTACAGCATTGCGATTGTCCGCAACCTCTTCCTGTAAATCCAGTCTAGCAGCATCCGTAACAGCACGTTGCTCCAATCGAGCCCCCTCAAGTTCAAGATTCGCTTGATCCATCGCGGCCTTGTGTTGAGCTTCCATCTGCTTAATAGAAAGCTCCTGCATCCGTATCTTAACCAGTGGATCTTCTTGATCACCCTCTGGAGAATACGAAAGTTTAAGCATCAGGTCCTTAATCATTTCTTCTTCAACCTGAGCCACACGAGATTCGATCTGCTCAGGCGTAAACTGCGTAGGACCTTGCTGTTGTAACGCCGCCATCTGCTGCTGGGCAACCATAGGATCTACCGCTCCCGCTTGCGCCATTAACTGCAACTGCTGCATTTGCTGCTGCGGCTGTGCCGTAATCTGTTCCAATTCTTTATCCACCTGTTCACGAGCCTTAAAGCTAACGTGCTGCAACGTATGGGTAAACAATGCGGACAATACAGGTGGCGCATTCTGCAACATCGGGATCTCCAACAATGCAATATGTGCCGTCAAATGCGCGTCATGATCCTGCTGCGCAAACGCTTGCGGAGTCTGCCCACCAATCAACAACCCATTTTCTATCGCAGGATCTTGCGGCTGCGGAGGTGGCGGTGGCGGTGGCAAGATCTCGTCTATATTCTGCACCTCTAATGCTTGATACATCCTTCTATACGCCGCATGAAGGTTGTGCATCTGGGGGTTAGATTGCGCTAGCTGAAGTTGGGTTTGAGCCAGCGTTACCCTCTGAGACATAGAGAAAATGTTCGGATCAGAAACGGGGAGAACGTCGATCCTAGCATCAAAGTCTTGCATCTTAACCTGTTGTGGCGCACCCGCTACTTCGTAAGGGTACATCGGAGGAAGGTTTTCCGCAAAGATACGCGCCAACAAACGGAACTCCGTCTTCTGGGCGTAGTGCATACGTTTGTGAATCGCAGACATAACCTTCATGCCACGCTCCAACATGGCAACCGTAGTCCCCACTGGCGTTTCCTGATTCATGTCCGACATCTGCTGATCAGCTAAAGCAACAAACCTACGTCCGTCGTTAACCAATCCACCCAACAACTGAGCCAATGTCGCAGATGGCTCTTTGTACGGCAACGGAACAATAGCGTCCCTGATGCTGCCTCCGGGCGCGTCAATGTCCCTAAACTCTCCGGGCTGTAATGGCTCATCAGAGTTTCGTACACGCACTCCACGGGCCTTAAATCCAGCAGGAAGGTTGGCTAACGTCCCAGCGTCTATCAACTGACGCAACAGGCTCGTCGCAGCGCGGCCCAAACCGCCAATCATGTGCACCAAACCAAAGCCGTAGAACCCCAATCCCGGCATAAACTTATAATGCACAAAATACTGGCGCTTGCGCTTCAACGGATCCGTCATGTCGTAGTTACGACGAATCGCTAAAACCTTCCCCGAAGACTCATCAATAGTCACAACATAAGGAAGACGAATACCCGTAGGCTCTCCAGTCTCAGGATCTAAATCCTCAAACCGCTCCAAATCCAACTCAACGTGCATCTCCAAGATCGTCAGAACATCATCGCTGTAGTTCTTCGATATCCCCTCAAGCTCATTAACCTTCTGCTTAACAGGATCCTCTTCAGTATCCGAAGAAGTATTTAAGTCCACATCGCGGTAAACCTGAGCAACCTGCATCTTACGAACGTCGTTCTCGTCCATCCGCAATACATGCGTAACTCGCGTCGATGTCGCTAAATCAGAAGCAGAATACGGAACAACCAAATCCTGCGCTGGAATAAACTTCGCAACAGCCCGCTGCCGCGTTTGATCAAAATATACCTTCTTAAATGTCGAACCGCTCAAGGGCAAATAAAACAACATCTGATCCATGTCCGGATCATATTCTTCCATAACCTCAGTAATCTGATAGTTCATGAAGTCTTTTACACGATTGGCCTGCTCTTCTCGCTCCGCGTTCTGCAATCCCAAAACATTCGTGCGAACCGGACCACCCGCTGGCAACAACTCCTTATACGCCTGAGCCTGAAACTGCGTAACACTCTCGCTAATCATCGGATGCGTAATACCACTCGCACCCTCAAACGGAGTCGTGCGCTCCTCAGTCTTCAAACCAAGCAGATCAAGACCCTTAACATACGTCTCTTCCCACTCGTCACGAGAATCCAAATCCTCGTTATACGAAGCCCGCAACTCAGAAGATAACTCTCCCAACGTGCCATCGTCCAAAACCTCCGCTAAATTAGCGTCAAAAGGTATAGCCTCGTCAGGGATCTCCATCTCCCCCTCACGAATAGCCTGCACAATCGCGCCGCCCTCGCCATCCTCAATAATCTCCGCACCATCCGGAAACTCCATCGGTACATCAATAGGAATCTCTACGTCTGGAAGTCCCGCTGTGTCATCGAGGTCCAACCCCGGCACAACCATGTTAGGTGGTAAAGCCATTAATAATACTCCCGCTTACGGGGCCTCCATTCTAAACTATCCTCGTCTTCGCCACTCAACGAAATAAACCCGCCTTGACGAAAACGCATCAGTGCCAAGGTCATACTATCACAAAAGTCATCATGATCGCCATTAGGAAATGAAACTACCTCCTCAACGACCTCGTCAGCAAACTTTTCGTGCATCGGGGCCCAAACCATTTCAGCCTCAAACAAAGGCGCAACCATGTGCATTCTCGTTATCTTATCATTCCCTTTGCCCGGTGAGAAGCCCAATGCCGGAATACCACGAAGCCGCAACTCGTCAATAAGTGGTGTACCCGTCGCTTTCGCTTCGACCAACACCATGTCTGGCTCCCAGTATTCGTGCTCTTCATACGCAATCTCCTTGAGTTCCGGAAAATTCCACCGCCCACGACGGGCATCCAACAAAATAATGTGATCAGGGCCACCCTCCTCGGGCTTAAATACCCCCCAAGTCGTAATCGCGCTGTAATCCGCAGTCTCTTTCTTCGAAAACGCCGTGTCATACGCCTGCAAAATGTAATCCAGCCGTGGAATCTTCTCTTTATCCCAATCCTTCCACCACTCACGCTTAATAATCGCAGATTCCGACGCCGTAGGCTGCTGCTGCCACTGCGCATTCCACTTTCCTACCGGAAGTGACGCCTTAATCCCCAATAATGCGTCTTTTTCCCAGAATTCAGGCCATAAAGGCTTGTCAGAAGGCATAATCGCAGGAAATTCCACAACCTCCCACTTGTCAGCCATCACATCACCGCCCTGCGCGGCAATCAAACGACCTGTCAAGTCCTTTTTTCCCCACCGAGTCATAACAATTATGATCGAACCACCCGGTTGAAGACGCTGACGAGGACCAGAAGTGTACCACTCATACGCATTGTCGAACGCACTGTCGCTCATAGCGTCCTGCTCCGAATGCGGATCGTCAATCACAAACAAATCCGCACCACGACCCGTTACCGCAGCACCAACACCCGCAGCAAAGTACTCGCCGCCCCTGTCAGTCTGCCAACGACCCGCACCCTTGTTGTCTTCCTTCAAATTCGTGTCCGGAAAAACAGACTTATACGCAGGATCATCAATCAAATCACGAACCTTACGCCCAAATCGTACCGCCAACTCAGTGTTGTGCGTAGCCTGAATGATCTTTAACTTCGGATTCCGCCCCAAAAACCACGCAGGCATCAAATAACTGGCAAACTCAGACTTCGAATGACGAGGCGGCATATTAATAATTAACCGCTTTAACTCGCCCCTCGCTACCTGCTCCAACTTTTCCGCAATAACCCGGTGATGACGACCCTCAATCAATAACCCGGTGATGACGACCCTCAATAAAGTTCTCATACACATGATGCGCAAAAGGCATGAACTGATCATGCGCCTTTTCCCTCAAATCCAAAGTTTTCTTAGCCTCAGTTAAGGCTAAGATCTCTTTTAACGCTTCTTCAGGTAATGCCTGTAAATTCATTACCTAAACGGATCTATGTCCGTTGGCATACCCGTGGTAAATCTAGCGTCAGGACCTGCGATGCCCAAAAGGCCCCCGTATTCACTTGGCATAAATCCTCGATTCACAGGACCTGCAATTTCAGGCATCGGCACAACCCCCGGCAACAACGGTGGAACCCCACCCGTAACAGGCATCTGCGTATAATCCGAAGAGCCAACAACCGTCGGAACCGCAACCGGATCAGGGCGTGTTAAATCCGGAAACCCCGGAACCACAGGAGGCGTTCCGCCAGTAACATCATCCGCTGGAACACACGCATTCGTCACCGAATCCATCCGATAACCCTCCGGACAAGGATCCGCAGCAGCGGGCAACGTATACGGCATCGAGTCATCCCCGCCGGGGCGAGCGCCACCACCCTGCTGTCTTGCTCGCTCGGCTGTTTCGTCCGTTACTAAGAAATATTCATCGATCTCAAAATCAGAGTACATCCTAGAACCGTCCGGGTTACGCGCCTCTTGGAGATTCCTACGTTGCTCTTCACGAGAACGCAAAGGACCACCCGCGTAATACGACATCTGTATGTCCCCCGCAGCACCCTTAGCCGCGTCAATCAACATAGGTACACCCGGAATCATACCCAATAAATTAGTAAGACCACCAAGACCACCCTGCGGAACAGCGCCAGAGGGTCTACCCGAGGGCCGAGGACCCTGATAAACACTCGTAACACCTCCGCTGTCTGGGCCCGAAGCAATGACCTTGGCCTCACGAGCCGCCTCACGAGCCTTCGTTATCCTCGCATCTTCCTGAGCCTGAGCAATGCGAGCAGCCTCCTTGCGCTCCTCTTCAGCACGGGCCGCGTTGCGAGCCGCCAACGCAGCAGCCTCTCTCCTACGAACTTCCGCATCGTAAAAATTCTGTCTCGCAGCGCGTTCCGCATTACCAGTCTCACGAGCCCGCATCTGTTGCTCGCGCTGTCTGTCCGCTTGAGACCGCTGTGCTTGAGCCTGCTGTCGAGCTCGTTCCGCATTAGCCCGCGCGTAGGCCCGATTAGCCAACTCCGTAGGAGAAGGGCTATTCGGATTGTTGTCTTGACCAGAAGACGGTCGGGAAGAAGAAGCAGGGCGATTAATCTCTCGGTCCATTTCTTGACGTTGCTGCTGAGAAATAGAAGCAGTGTTTTGAGTTCGATCCCGAGAAATCGTGCTAGGATTGTAACTTCTGTCATAAACACGATACGCAGGTATCCCGCCCGGACCCGGCTCACCACTCCCACCATAAGCCCGCAATAAATCCGCCTCAAACGGGTTTATATACGCCAAATCATGACGCTGACCACCAATCGTCGTCTGGCGAGGAACTCCGCCACCACCTTGAAACTTCTTCATTCGAGTTCTCCTTCAACTCTAAGCATAATAACCGCGCATCGCACCACCAAACGGACTGCTCTGCGGAGGCGTCGGATAACCACCCATCGATGGCATCGATTGCGGCGGACCATAGGTCGAAGGCTGCGGATAAAAGGAACCTAGTCCACCACCACTCATGCCCATCATTGGATTAAAACCACCGCCCATACCCATCATAGGATTCATTCCCA